AATTACTGCTAACTCAGAAAAACAAGGGAAAGTTAGTTTCAAAGAAGTTTATGAAATGGTTCAAATGAATCGATTAGAAACGCAATTTTATCTTACAAAGATGGCTATAACTAACCGAGTTACTAATTCTATTTTCAGCTATCGTACGAATAACCCGAAAACAATGGATAGTGCACGTGACGGTTGTTTGGAGTTTGACGAGATACACCAATTCGAATCGTCTGATTTAGTGGATATCCAACGAAGTGGACTTGGGAAAATAAAGAATCCTAGAACTTTTTATAATGGAACGAACGGACACGTTCGAGAAGGATTCTACGATAAAATTCTGGAACGAGCGCAAAAGATATTCAGTGGAGAAAATAAAAACGACAGGCTATTTCCTTTCATCTGCAAAATAGACCCGCTTGTGGAAATGAACGCTTATTTTCAACTGTTAAAAAACAATATGACAAACTTCAAGAAGAGCCATCTGGAAGAAGAGAATTTGTCGTTAAACGAATGAACTTTACAGAAGGAGATTCGGAAAAAGATGTTACAACTCACGAAAAGCTAATGGCGACTAATCAACCTATACCAGATTTGAAAAATCATTCTTGCGTTGCTGGTTTTGACTATGCAAGCATTCGAGATTTCGCAACAGTCGGATTGCTTTTCAAGGAGGATGACAAGTACATTTGGTTTCAGCATAGTTTCGCAAGGAAACAGTTTCTGGATACATTTAAATTGAAAGCACCTATCAAAGATTGGGAATCCAAAGGTCTAGTAACCATACTTGATGAACCGTCTATCGACCCTCGTCATTTAGTGGATTGGCTTGTGGAAAAAAGGAAACATTACAACATTGAGATTGTGGCGTCTGATGGATTTAGAATGGATTTGTTACGGCCGTTGCTTGATGAGAATGAATTCGCTAATGAATTCTTCAGAAACCCAAGGGGAGTTCAAGCTAAAGTAGCGCCAATCATTGAAGATGGATTTGCAAATGAACGATTTATTTTCGGTGACGACCCTATGATGCGATGGTACACGAACAATACGTATATCAAAGAAGACAGTTTAGGAAACAGAACGTTTTTGAAGAAGGAACCAATACGGCGAAAAACAGATGGTTTCCATGCTTTCTTAGCAGCTTTGTACAAAAGAGAGTTGATTGCCGAAACTATCGATTACGATGATGCCTTTGATATGTTGGATGAAATCGAATTTTAGAAAGAAGGAATCACTTATGAAAATAGATTTTTTTGATGTAGGAGTTATACAAAAAATTGAAGTAGCATTGGGTTTTGAACTTTATCCTTGGCAAAAACAATATTTACAGGCTGAGGACATGGAGATTAATCCGAATTATAGATGGTGCGGAAATTCAACTATCTATGCAGTTAAAAAACTTCTAACTTCAGGAGTTGCTTCTGATGATATAAGCCTATTTATAGATCATGGTTCTAAGTCAAAAGCAGTCCAACATATGATGCGACCTATGATTGAAAATATAGATTATAAATTGAAAAAAGTCGGTTTTAAAACAAACCTTATTGAACAAAAGCCGAAGAGTTGTACTCCTGAAAAATTAGATGCCAATTCCTTAGTAAAACCGGAAGAAAGCGAGCTTAAAAAAATGTCAAAAATATTTTTGATTCCGGAGCATAGTTTAGTGGTTTTATCTATTCCATGTATATTAGGAAAAATAGAGAAAGAAGAAAAAGAGAGAATTAAATCCGAGCTGAAAGAAGCTACTGGAATGGACCGTGCTTTAGTAGTTGAAGGTAGTTTCGAGTATATTCCTTAATTTCTAGAAAGCGAGAGCTAGGTTATGTTTAGTGATTGGATCCATTTAACCGAAAGAGAGTTTTTTATTAAATACTGGTATATTCTGATACCGATATTTCTGTTCATTTTATTTATTGCAATATTGATCGAATGGGTTTCACGCAGAAAGTGAGTGATCATTATGTATAAACCACAATATTTAAACGTTGAGCGAAAAACAAAAAACGTAATGGCTGGTAACACCGTTTATTTCACTACAGTAACTACAACACCATTGGGTTACAAGAAGAAACCACCTGAACAGGTCCAAAATAAATCAGGTCGGCGATTTGCCGGAAAGTGAAGGTGATCCATATATCTAATCCAATTGAAAGGTGGTGAAAATATGTGAGTTTATTTGATGTCTTTAAGCAGTCCATACGTAATGAAGAACCTTCGGACTGGATCCCGGATCTCGTCTATGGTGATGATGAGTCCGCTCGAGCATATCTGAAAATTATGGCAAAGAACACAGTGCTTGATTTTGTTGCAAGAACAATGTCCACGTTGGAAGTAAAGTTCAAAAACAAAGATGGCACTGCTGATTGGGAATATATTTTGAATGTTCGACCCAACAATGATATGTCGGCTGCAACGTTCTGGGAAAAGTTTTTCTACCGACTTATGGACGACAACGAAGTACTGGTCATTTTTACTGAAGATAACCAATTGCTGATAGCTGATGATTTTTCTCGTACGGAATATGCCGTTTATGATGATGTGTTTACTGGCGTAACAGTAAAGAACTATGTATTTCAAAAAAGCTTCAATATGTCTGACGTAATCTACATCGAATATAACAATGACAAGCTTGATCGTTTTACTAAAGGCTTGTTCGAGGACTATTCCGAGCTATTTGGGCGAATCATTGAAATTGCTATGCGAAACAACCAAATTCGTGGATCGGTGTCTATCGATTCGACCGGAAGTATTAACGAAGAAAAAGGAAAAGACGGCAAGACACGAAGTCAAAGATTACAAGAGTATATTGACAAGGTCTACAATGCATTCAAAACAAAATCCGTAGCAATTGTAGCAAAAATCAAAGGATTCGAGTACGAGGAATACACCAACAAACAAGGGGTTTCCAATCAATCACTGGATGAGCTGAACAAAATGAAAACATCGTTGATCGATGATGTAGCCAACGCCATAGGAGTTCCTACGGCGCTTATTTATGGTGAAAAAGCTGAACTTGATTCTAACCTTCAAGCCTTTCGGAAGTTGTGTATCGCACCACTGATGAAGAAGCTTCAGGATGAGTTGATGGCCAAGATTATTACCAAAAAAGAATACAAGAACGGCGAGCGTATCAAAGTTTCTAAAGTATTGCCTGTTAGCATTCTGGAAAACGCTACTCAGATCGATAAGATCGTTTCTTCCGGAACGTTCTTGCGTGATGAAGTGCGTGAAGTGACAGACTATGATCCATTGCCGAATGGCGAAGGACAGCAACTGATTATGACTAAGAACTATGAAAAAGTAACGAAAGGGGGTGAGAACGAAAATGCCGAAAGTTAAAAAAGTACCGTTTCAATTTACCAACGAGATTCAAAATGGTAAGCACATTCTCACCTTGAGTGGCAATGTACAAAAGAAATACTGGCGTGATGATGATGTCATTAATGCGAAAGATATCCGAGAATCACTGGATACAGTCACAGATGATATCGTGATCAAACTGAATAGTCCTGGCGGCGATGTGTTTGAAGGGATTGAAATTTACAACTACCTAAAAGATCACCCATCAGATATTACTGTTGAAGTAACTGGTTTAGCAGCAAGTGCCGCAACCTTCATCACTGCTGGTGCCGACGAAGTGATTATGAACGTTGGTACTTCATTGATGATTCACGAAGCGTCTACCTTTGCTTGGGGTAATAAACAGGATATCCAAAAAACGCTGAACGCTTTAGAAACTATTGATGATTCAATTTTAGCAATTTATTCAGACAAGACCGGTCAATCAGCTGATCAGTTGCGTGAATGGATGAATGAAGAAAAATGGTTCACGGCAGACGAAGCAGTCGAATTCGGATTTGCTAATTCTGTAAAACGTGCCGAACCTCAAGAAGAACCGCAAGATATTGCATCAATGATCCAAGATGCTGTTGCAGTTGCTATGGCTAGTTTAAGTCAACCTGTAACAAATCAAGTGGAACAAGAACCAAAACCAAAATCATTAATCGCACGATTGCGAAAAGGAGAATAAACTATGTTAAAAATTACAGACAAAACTGCAGATGCGAAGAAAATCTTCAACGCTATTTCTGCAAAAGAAGATGCAACACCTGAACAAGTAAACAATGCTTTAGAAGCTTACGTCACAGCCATTGCAGAAGATGCAGGTGCACAAGTACGTGCTGAGTACGAAGAATTGAAAAATGTAACGGATAATCGCGTCTTAGAAGCTCGTGGAATTCCTACTCTGACTGCCGAAGAAACGAAATTCTATAATGAAGTTTCAAAAGCTGGCGGATTTGACAAAGATTTAGTATGGCCAGAAACGATCTTTGAAAAAGTATTTGAAGACTTAGAAAAAGATCATCCTTTGCTACGCTTAATCAATTTCCAATCAACCGTTGGTAAAGTCAAGGTCATTCGTTCTCGTCGTAAAGGTGTGGCGGTGTTTGGACCATTACACAAAGACTTAGAAGGACAACTTGACGCGGAATTCGACTCGACAGAATACACGCAACTTGCATTGACTGCATTCATGCTAATTTCTAATGATACATTAGACTTAGGTCCTCGTTGGATCAATCGGTATGTGCAGTTATCTTTGCGTGAAGCTGTTTCTGACATCTGGGAAGTGAAAATTGTTACTGGTACAGGTAACAACGAGCCAATTGGTCTTTTGAAAGATTTGGATGGAGCTGTTACTGGAGGTGTATATCCTGATAAAGCATCGGCTGGTACTATGGTAAAAGAATTTGCTAAGGTACTTAAAACTGCATCAAAATACACACATCGTATTGGTGACAACGATACTGACGGCGAGACTAAATATCGTAAGGTTTCAGGAAAAGTGTATTTGATTGTAAACCCTGTTAATTATTACGATATCGTGGCTCGAGTTACAACCCAAAATGCTAACGGCGTTTTTGTTTCGAACTTGCCATTCATTTCGCAAGATCATATCATCGAATCTTTAGATGTTCCTGAAAATAAATTGATTGCATTTATTGACGGCGAATATGATGCCACTCAATCTCGTCCTGAAAAAATTGCAGTTTACAAAGAAACCTTTGCAATGAAACGTGCAACTTTATATGCGATTGATATGTTGGGTAATGGACAACCAACTAACAACGATGCGGCTCAAGTTTACGACATTGCTATTCCTGTTGATGCAACTGCTCCAGCGGGGGAGTAACAACGCCTAACGCTCGAACGGCGACAGTAGACTATAACAGCCTTACTGTGGCGCAATTGAAAGCATTGCTAGACGAGCGTGGAGTTACATATCCAAGCAATGCTTTAAAAGCTGATTTAGTTGAACTTTTGGAGGGGTGACGAATGAATAACCAAATTTATATTGATGAATATAAAGCACGTTTTCGCATTTTCCACTCCTCCGAGGATGAAGAAATCGGAGAACAACTGGAAAATTCGTTTGAAGATATCCAATCGTTGATTGGAACTTTCGACCCTGCCGCATATAAAAAAGGAAAAGAATTAGTATTCGAGCGTACTCGTTATTTACGTAATGAGTCACTCGAATATTTTTATGACAACTTTCAAACAATGATTATTGATGCATCTGTGGATTTGGTGGGTGACGTAGATGGCGATTAATCCTAACTACAAAAAGCCTGAAATAGTAGCCGGTGATTTAAATACTCCAGTTACTTTTTTTGAATTTAAACCAGCTAGCGGTCCCGATCCAGGTGAAGCCGAAAAGCAAAAGTTATACAAGTGTACGTGCCTTGCATACAATCCATCATCTAAAGATTTAACTATTATGAACACAAAAGGAACGAAAGATGGAATAACCATTAAAATTCGCGACCCATACACGGATTATCTACCATCAAATAAACATAAGGTTATTCTTGATGATTTTCGATATAAAGATAAGATGTGGGATGTTATTGATGTATCGCCAGATTTGGAAAACAACCAATTTGTAAAGATCATCTTGGGGGTGACCTCATGAGCGTTTCAGTTAAAGGCGTGGACGAGATACTAAAGAATCTTGAAGCCAAGTTAGGTCCAGCAAGAACGAACCGGATTGTGAATAAGTCGCTTAGAAACTATGGAAAAAAATTACAACAAGATGTGCAAGAGGCGGTATCCAGTTACATGGATACTGGTGAAACACATGATACAGTAATTGTTTCCGGAGTGAAAAAAGGACCGCCTAAAACGATCGAAGTTGGTTGGGGTCAAGGTTCAAGGTGGCGTTTAGTCCATTTGAGTGAGTTTGGA